CTTTGTTGAGCCGCTCGATGGGTATGGTTTGGTTCTCTTCGGTCATGTTGCGCTTGCTCCGTTGTTATTTGTTGCGACAATTCCCAGCGCGGCAAGCCGTCGCCGCTCGTCTGCTAGCGTTGCTAAGGCTTCTTCGGCACCCTCTCGCGATAGGCCGGGACGTTTGGCGAGGAGTAGATCGATCGGGCTGGCGATCCCTGCGTCGATGTCTGCGCGTGCCGCTTGTATTTTCTGATCCTGCTCTTCGCGTGACATCGGCAGACCTGGATAGTGGATCGAGTAGCCGCTCTCAGGAAACGGACCAAGGCCCGCGCGGTTTGCAATGGCCGCCGATCGGCTGATCAGCTGCAGATCTGCCCGCCTATTTTGTGGTTCATATCTTCTTTGTGTCTCACGAATTGCCGACCGGCGGAGGGACACCGCGTATCCGCTGCCGGCCCCTGTCGTTTGCTCAAGGTCCGAAGATGAAAGCCCATAGTGCACCGCTAGGTTTCGCTCGAACGAGCTGATCGCCACTTCGAGCCGCTCGGGGTCTCCGCCTGGCTGCCATTGTCCGAGCTGCGGGCTTGTTGTGCCGTCTGCCGTGAACTGCAAGATCGAGGCAGGATCGGCCGGCACTGAGGACCGCGCGTCGTAGCCCGTCCCGCGCGCCGTCTGGCCACGCAAGATCGCGCCGATGCTGTAACGTTGGGGCCAACTTGCGTCTTTCAATACGTGTAAAAAAAAGGTCCACAAAGTGGCAACCGTAAGCGTCCCCTCAACCATGCTTCGGTTCTCGGCCCAGTCAAACAGACGGCCGGTTCTCTGCGCGTGGTAGAGGGCCAACGGAAGGAACGGCCGCCCGTCCTCGTATCGGTACGGGTAAGAGTCCCCGCTGAACTCTCCTCCTAGGTATTTCTGCGACATGTCGCGCGCGTCGCTGATCGGGGTGCTCTCGTCCTCTGGCATCAGCACGCGGTACTGCGGATCGTCTGGGTTTCTTACGTCTAATAAATCCCACGTCCACACCTGTTCACCGTCGAGATCGCGCAGCCTCGCCTCAACGTATAGAGCCGGCTCGTCTGGCTCGTCTGGTAGGGCCTCTGCGTAGATGGCGTCCACGGGAACCACGCGATACTGAAGCCGAGGAGGGGAGCCCACAGCCGCAACGCGGATCACGCTCTCGCGCATGCCGATTTGAAACCGCTGGTTTCTCTGTTCGAGTTGCCACAAGCCGGCCTCGTTCATCTCGACCCGCAACGGATCGATCACCTCTTCGCCTGCTTCATTTGTCACAACGGGCGGCAATGTGTAGAGCGCTGCTATTTGTGTGACAACCGTTGCGAAGAGATTGCGCGACATATCCGGCCGCCCTAGCTCGGCCGCTCGGATCCCGCTGAAACACTCCAGAATGTGCGCCTCTAGATCGTCTTGCCAATGTCCGGTCAGGAGCCGGTGACGTAGCGCCGTGTGGCGTCGTCTTGCTTGGTCCTCTGCCCCGCCTGGCAAGGGGGGGAGCGTTGTCGCGCTGGGCTGCATTTTTGTCTCCTATCGCACGCGGATCCGAGTTGCACCACGTGCGCGGCTGTCTAACAAGTCGGCCACACCATAGCGTAAACTGTCGATCGCGTGGGCGAGGTTGGCGTCCCCAGATTGCTTGGTTCCTTTCCAGTGTCGAAGCCCCTCTATCAAGCTGTGGCACCGTGGCGAGACGCGAAGCCGGCCCGATAGCATAGCGAGGTTCAGCACACGGCTACCCCAGAGGATCGAACCTGGCGGCTTTGAGGCCCCAAGGATGCGAAACGGTGGAGCGTGCGAGGGGAGCCCGACGGCCTCTGCGATCGATTCTTCGAGCAACCGATTGACCGAGATTAGGGCGTTCTTTCCGGCTGAGTTGACATCGCCCCGCGCCCGCGTCACAGCCGCCACCGAGAGGCCGTGCCGGTCGAGCATTGAAAGCGTCGCTTGCGCGTCTTGTGCCGTGGTCGTGCGGCCCTGGCTTGTGTGCTCGTCAATCACCCACACCTCCCGCGCGGCCTCGTCATAAGCGAATAAAAGACACACTTCGGAGTGCGAGCGCTCCCCGTGGTCCCACGTCAGCCCGACGCCCCACTGCCGATCGGGTAGCTCGTCATCATCGAACAATATTGAATCATTAAACCCCGTAAACAGCCGCTCAAATGTCACACCTACCCACGCGCCCGAGGTCCTCTGCGCCACCTCCGACGGCAGATAGCTAGCGATTTGCTGCGACAGACTCTCCGCGCTTCGGTGCGGGCAATCTTCGGGGGTAAGCGTGATCACGGTCTGATCCCAGTGCTCGGCCGGCGGCTCGCCGTCCACTCCCTCGACAAGATCCCGCAGCCACCCGCACGGGCGGCCTATGGGTGTAAGGGTCATCCACACCGGCGCGCGGTCCCCGCTCGGCAAACGGCGCACGGCTACGCGGGCGATGCTCTCGCCGAAGTGACTAGCCTTGGGAGGCTCGTCGAACCACAGCGCGTCGCAGCTTGCCGAGGCTAGCGCGGTGATCTCACCCTTCCCCGATCTAAACTCTATCAGGCTCCCGTTGCGGAACTCGATCGCACGACGCCCCCTCGTGAGGTAGCCCCGCGCGGGGTCGTATCGCGTCGCCGGGCTGATCTCCTGCGCGGGCTCTACTTCTCGAATCTTCCGCGCGACGGCCGGCCCGTGGTTCTCCAGGTCAGCTATCACAGCCCAGATCAAAGCCGGCGCGCGTGGTGTCTCTCGGTACGGGTGCCGCCCCGTGGCCATCGCCATCAGCTCGGCCGCCCCGGCTAGCGTTTTGCCCGTCTGGTTTCCGGCGCGGATTATCCGGCGCGGGCTTTGGCTTCGGTGAAACTCTAGCTGCTTAGGCGTCGCCTTGTCCCAGTACAGGGCAAGCCGATCGGCCTGGTACGAGTCGAGGGCCTTGGCAAGCTGTGAGACATCAAACAACCGCCGGCCCCTCTTGCAGTGCACGCAGTAGCCGATCCCGAACGGGTGCAGGCAACTCGCGCAGCCTTTCGATCACAGTCTCGATCCCTGCCGGCGTGGTCTCGTCCTCGTGTGCTGCGGTGCCGTCTACCAGCGCCCCGGTTACGGTGCCCTCGATCCTCAGCAATGACGCGACCGGCCCGAAACTTTCCGCGTCTCGTGCGGCCCTGGTGTGGTCTTGGACGCGGATCAAATATTCGGCGCGGGCAAGCTCTCGATCGATCCCTCGTTGGTTGTCTGCGATCTCTTCGAGGACTTGGAGCCGCCACTTGTACACGGTGCGGTTGCAAACCCCGAATTGATCGGCAATTTCTGAGACAATCCGCGGCGACCATCCACGCTCCGCGATCGTCCTCTCCACGTGTGCCAGCTTCTCGCGTTTTTCGCGCTGTGTGACGCCCATATGTGCCCGGTTCTCTTCTCGTTTTTTGCGGGGTGCCGGCTGCCCTGCCATCACCAGCGAGGGCAGCCGGCCGATCGCAAGCAATGGCCCGCGATCGGGGGTTCCGACCTCCAGAGCGTGCTACACAGCCCCCCAAAGTGTCAAGCAATCACCGCCACGACAAGCACGGCAAAACCTCAGCCGGGCCCGTGTGATCGTGTCGCCACACAAAAAACCCATAAGCGGCCGAGTCTGTCGATCCTGCTGCCGTCACTGTTGAGACAAATGACGGCCGCTCGGCTAGCACGTACACGCGGCGTAAGCATGCGCCGGGCCCTCTCCAAAACGGGATCCTTCTCTTGGTTTCGAGGAAGGCCAAACGCAACAAAAAAGCCACGCCAACACGAGCCAGCGAAAGCGCTCGCACCGTATGCTCTCCGGCTGCGTCGTATGGCGGATTGCCTACGATCCAGTCTGGCCGGGGTAGGTCATCCGGCCACGGGTCGAGAAACGATCGAACAATAGCCCCGCGATCGGTTACGGCTCGCGATGTTGGATCGATGTCGTGCACGTAGAGGGGGCACCCGTGAGCATCGAGCGCGTCAACAAATGCACAGCCCCCCGCGTGAGGTTCGAGGACGACACCCGATCCGCGTTGCCACTCGTCGACCGCAAGCCGCGCCACAAGTGCGCGCGCTAGGCGGTGCGGCGTGTAGTAGCGATCGAGGTCATCGCGCCCCGTGTTGTTTGGCTCTGGATCTCCCCAGATCGTGATCTGCTGCGGGGGTGTCACGCGAGCACCGGCGGCGACGTTGTCCATCGGTGCGGCAACGTGTAGACGGTCGCCACCTCGCGCCCTCTCTCGATGGCCTCTGCCGAGCGTGCGCGCCCCTCGGCGCAGTCACACCCGATCGCCCCCGTGATCGCCGGCTGTGCCACGTCCCACACAGTGCGCCAACCCGATCCGAAGCACACGCCACAAACGGATCGCTTGACCTCTCGCGCGGTGTCTCGCTGGACAGACGCGATCGATCTCACGAGGTCGGACACCTCGACCACGGATCGGCGTGCGCCGTCTCTGGCCCTGTCGGTGATGATCAGATCGAGGGCTGCAGCTAGCTGGTCGAGAGACAACGCGGAGACATCGCGACGGGTCGCCCAGTCGTAGGCGTGCCCCCTCCAGGACTCCGGCCGGCGGCTGAGCTGATACACGCCCCACTCTTTGATCATCTCGTACCGTGCTGAGGCCATCTCGTGGCTTGTGCAGAGGTCTCCGCCCGGCCTTGGCGCGTGCCGACAGCGCCACCCGGCGCGGCCCTTTGCCATTGTCCCCGAGTCAGAGCCGCGCGGGCTCTCTTTGTGGGGGAGGAATTGGTGCCACTGGCACGATCTCGTGGTGTTGTTTTGCATGGTGTCGGAACTCGCAAGGGGGATAGGGGGAAGGAGGG